TTAAAGTCGATGAAAATTTTAAAAATTCAATCAAAAGAGAGGCTTAGAAAACATAATGAATATTATAGACGTTCTCGCAGCACTTTTTGACCTTGTTGTGCATATTTTGTAGTTGACACAATTTTTCACTACCTTATATTGGGGTTTGCACCCGTGCGTCTAAAAATAGGCCACGGGATTTTTTATAGGGGAATTTATGGAAGCCGAAAGAATTGATGTCATAGAATCCGAAAGAGATGGGGCAAGGGTCTATGAGGCTCGTATTGTGGTAGAATTTGAATCGGAAAGCGATGCAGAAGGGTTCGCTGATGCGTTTATGGCTAGAGGTATTCTTGGCTTAATGGATTATGACATAAATTTGCAAGTACACTGATTAATAATTTAGGAGTTTGAAATGCCAAAAGTTGGGGGTAAGAAATTTGCTTACACAGCGAAGGGTATGAAGGCAGCTAAAAAATACAAAAAAAAGGTAAGCCGTAAAAAGAAAAAGAAATGATCGATAAAACTGAAGCAATTTTAGCTCTAGGATTTGTTGTTATTTGTTTTGCAATCTTTATGATGATTTTATATTAAAGCCTCACTGCGACTACACCACCGATAGAAATGATTTAAAAAAAATAGGATAGTTAGCACAGGCAATGAAAATCACTCCGCTACACGATAAGTCGTGGTTTGTTAAATGGGGTGCTAGTTTATGTTTGATTATAGCTATCACTTGCCGAGCCTCTGGATACACCGATTGGGATATTTATTTAAGTCTTGTCGGGACATCTGGTTGGTTTTTAGTTGGTATGTGGTGGCATGACAGAAGTTTAATCTTGTTAAATGGTGTTGCAGCAACCATATTGGTAGCTGGGATAATTAATTGAGAACAACCAAAAAAGGATTCTCAGATGGTTAAAAAGAAACGCAGAGCAAGAAACAGAGAAGGCCAGTATTTGGCAGACGACAAAAAAACGCCATATAGGAACGAGGCGTATAAAGAAACGATGTCTGTTATAGATTGCTATAATGATTCAATGTATCGGTTTGGAAGTTTGTGGAATGCAAGTTAGCCAGACAAGTTTATCTGAATTAATACCCTATATAAACAATTCTAGGACTCATTCAGATCAACAAGTATCCCAAATAGCAGCAAGCATAAAAGAGTTTGGATTTAATAATCCAATTTTAATAGACGGCGACAATGGGATTATAGCTGGTCATGGTAGGGTGTTGGCAGCCCAAAAATTAGAGTTAGAAAAAGTCCCAACAATAGAACTATCTCATCTTACAGAAAGTCAGCGCAAAGCATATATTATTGCGGATAATAAGCTGGCTCTCAATGCGGGTTGGGATATGGAGATGCTTTCCCTAGAGATGGAGGGTCTAAAAGATGATGGATTTGATCTTTCTCTTATAGGGTTTAAAGATGATGAGTTATCAGAATTATTTGAACAGCTTCCAACAGCGGGGGCGAGTGAAATTCATGGAAAGCTATCAGACGAGTTTGGAGTACCGCCGTTTAGCGTATTGAATGCGCGGGAGGGGTGGTGGCAAGACCGGAAAAGACAATGGGTTTCTTTAGGGATTAAATCGGAAATTGGGCGCGAAGACGCGTTAACATGGCATACTGATGGACCAGATTATATTTCACAGCGAATTGCTGCTGCTGGCGGTGGCACAAGCGTATTTGACCCCGTATTATGCGAGTTAATTTATAGGTGGTTTTGTGGCGAGGGCGGTTTAGTTTTAGACCCATTTGCTGGGGGAAGCGTAAGGGGAATAGTAGCTGCAAAATTAAAACGCGAATATATTGGCTATGAGTTAAGCGAAGTCCAAGTTAAGGCAAATATTGACCAATCGGAGCGTATTTGCGAAGGTGTTACGCCAACGTGGGTAAACGCCGACAGTGCCACGCTTGATGCTGCGGAAATAGAAGCTGATTTGGTGTTCACTTGCCCACCATACGCGGATTTAGAAGTTTACAGCGACAATCCTAAAGATTTATCGACAATGCCCTATAAAGAATTTCTAGAGGCTTATCGGGATATAATTTACAAATCTTGCGCTAAATTAAAAACAGACCGATTTGCTGCAATAGTAGTCGGAGAAGTTCGGGGCAAGGACGGCGGGTATTACAATTTTGTGGGCGATACTATTCAAGCGTTTAAAGACGCGGGGCTCGTTTACTACAATGAAATGATATTAGTGACGGCAATAGGCAGTTTGCCTATTAGAGCTGGAAGGCAGTTTAAGGCGGGTCGCAAAATAGGAAAGACCCACCAGAATATTTTGGTTTTTGTTAAGGGCGATCCAAAGAAAGCCACGAAAGCAGTTGGCAAGAGCGCATTCGGTGAAATAGAAGGCGATACCAAAGTTAAGGTGTCGGCCAAGTCGCTAATGTTAGAGTTTGTGCCATGCTCGCCAGAATTTATTGATAGCGTATGTAAGGGGAGGTGTTGTGACGCTCCGTCAAGGCCAGATGGGTGCATGGTGACAATACACCCTGACGAAACAGCTACTATCGAAGCTCGTGGCGGTGTAGTAGTCGATGGTTTATTAAAGCCCTTGCGTGGTAAAAAAGGATGTCCGTTTAAAAGTGGTGGCTTGTGCAACTTGCATGGAACGGACGATAAGCCGTTTGGGTGTATAGCTTCACCTTTTACACTAAATAAAAATAACACACTAATTGTGCGAAACCGATACAAGATGCTGCCATGCTATAAGGCATCGGACGGAAAGCGTCCCGCGTATAAAGCGCACAATGCTTCTTTAGAGTTAATATTTGGAAAGGATGAGGCGAAGAGAATAGTTAATCACCTAGACCAAAGGCGTGGCGATATAGAGGCCACAATGCCACTTTCTAGCTATAACAAGCTAATCGAAAATGATGCAATAAAGAAGCAAGCTAAGAGTAGCGGTCTTGAAGCGCGGTAATGCCATTTTCAACAAGGGCATCAGGGTTTTGATTTATTTGATGGTAAAAGCGAGGATTGCTATAAGCAGCCCAACCTTTTTGAATAGCTTCTTTGTGCTTGCCCAAGCGAGGCCAGCCAGCTGCAAGTTTAAGAGCCTTTCCCCACTCGCCTTCTTGCATAAGTCTTTGAAGTATATCGAGTTTTCGTTCCATGCTCTGAAAATAGCAGAAACAAAAATAAGCGTCCAGCAAGAATTTCCCGTCAATAAAAGAGACGTTAAATGAAAACTAAACCACCGCACAAGCCTGATGACGAATCAAGAAAGATAGTAGAGCAAATGGCTGCTGTAGGAATACCTCAAGATGGCATTGCAAGGGTGATAGGCATTGACCCTAAAACATTGCGTAAATATTATGAAGAAGAAATAACAACAGCATCTATTAAAGCGAACGCAAAGATAGGTGGGACGTTATATAACAAAGCTATTAATGGTGATACCAGCGCAGCAATATGGTGGTCTAAGGCTCGAATGCGTTGGTCAGAAAAAACAGAAACAGAGTTATCGGGCGAATTAGACCAAAGGGTCAATGTAGAAATAAAATTTGAATGACCCAACATATTGTTCCAGAAGTATTTAAACCACTGTGGGAAGAAAAAGCCAGATACAGAGGGGCGTTCGGCGGTAGAGGCTCAGGCAAGTCTCATAATTTTGCCACAATGCTTGTTATCAGGGCGGTAAGTCAAAAAGGCTTTCGAGCAATTTGCGTCAGGGAAGTTCAACGCTCTTTGAAAGAAAGTGCACTAAGGTTAGTAAGTGATACTATAGATAGGTTGAATTTAGGTGGTGAGTTTAGCGTACAAACAAACCAAATAAAGACTCCCGGAGATGGATTGATTAGCTTCACTGGTATGCAAGACCATACAGCAGAAAGCATAAAGAGTTTAGAAAATATACACGTTGCTTGGGTGGAAGAAGCCAGCAATTTATCGGCTAGGTCGCTTGAACTATTAAGACCCACAATTAGAGCAGATGGGTCTGAAATTTGGTTTTCTTGGAACCCTAGAAACGAAACGGACGCTGTTGACCAATTTTTAAGGTCAGAGAATATTCCAGAAAATGCGATAGTTGTTAAATCAAATTATGACAGCAATCAATTTTTCCCAAGTGAATTAGAAGAAGAACGCTTATTTGATAAAAAGCATAATGTAGAACGATATGCTCACATCTGGGATGGAGAATATGAGCCGAGAGTTAAGGGCGCAATATGGGATAGGGCTACGATACACGCTCACAGAAGGTCTGACCCACCTGAAATGAACCGCATTGTAGTAGCGGTAGACCCAGCAGTAAGCGAGGAAGGTGGGGACGAACACGGCATTATAGTTTGCGGTATTGGTGAAGATAATCGGGGTTATGTGCTTGACGATTTATCGAGGCATGGCTCCCCGAAGCAGTGGGCAGAACAAACAATAGCAGCTTATGACAAGTGGTCTGCTGATGCTATAGTGATTGAAATTAATCAAGGTGGCGATATGGTTCGCCATACTTTAGAAAGCGTAAGACCGGGAATAAGAATTATTGAAGTCAGGGCGACAAAAGGTAAACACGTTAGAGCAGAACCTATCTCAGCTTTGTATCAGTTAGGGCGTGTTAGTCATGTAGGAACCTTTGACAAACTAGAAACCCAAATGTGTCAGGTTACATCTGCTGGCTATCAAGGGGATGGCTCACCAGATAGAGTTGATGCAATGGTATGGGCAATGACTGAGTTGTTCCCTAAGTTAAACAGGCAAAAACCTAAAAAGGACCATAGAGAAAACGTAAGCGCATCATGGATGGGATAAATGATTGAGCCATTACCACCAGTTCCACCATCACCACCTTTATCTGTCTATTACGAAAACAGAATTAGTGATGAGAAATTGAAGCGCACAATTTCTATAACTGCAACGCCTCATCTTATTTATAATAGGAACGGCGAATTAATAAGAGTACCCGATCAATCTTGGGGTATTGCAAAGGATATGTAAATTGAGTGATATTGTAGACGAAGCCAAAGAAGCCTTTGAAACAGCACAGGAAGCAGAAGAAGATAACAGGGAAAATGCGTCTGAAGATATTCGTTTTGCGAGATTAGGTGAGCAGTGGGATGAAGCCGATAGAAGCAAAAGGGCTAGAGAAGGCAGACCAACTTTAACTATTAATCGTATGCCAGCTTTTATTCGTCAGGTTACTAACGATGCAAGGCTAAACACTCCGAGTATTAAAGTGTTTCCTGTAGACGATAACGCAGACCCAGAATGTGCCGAGATACTAAATGGGCTTATAAGAAATATTCAAATAAGTTCTAACTCAGATGAGGCATACGACACAGCCCTCATTGATGCGGTAACAGGAGGGTTTGGCTACTTTTTAATTGATGTTGATTTTGCTTATAACGATACCTTCGAGCAAGATATTTTAATTAAAAGGGTAGCGAACCCATTTACAGTTTACGGAGACCCAAGAAGCACCGCAGCCGATAGTTCAGATTGGAACGTAGGTTTTGTTTCCGATATGATGACTCATAAAGAGTTTGAAAAAGAGTTTCCAGAAGCAGACAAAGTGGATTGGAATGACGATTATGAAATAGACCAAGACTTGGATTGGTTCAGTGAAGACGCTGTTAGAGTTGTTGACTATTGGAAAAGAGAGCAAGTTGACCGCCCTATAGTATTGTTAAGCAATGGCGAAGTAATAGATGAAAGTGTTTACGAAGAACAGAAAGACTATTTTGACGTTCAACAAGTATTCGTAGAAAACAACCGCACAGTAAAATCATGGAAGGTTAAAAGATATACTTTAAGCGGTAAGGAAGTATTAGAGGAAATAGACTGGCCGGGAATGTATATTCCAATTATACCAGTTTACGGCGAAGAAAATTGGGTTGAAGGCAAGAGGTATTTTAAATCCCTTATACGAGATGCTAAAGACCCACAGAGGATATATAACTATTGGAGAACGGCATCAACGGAATTAGTAGCACTCGCACCTAAAGCTCCGTTCGTTGGTCCAGTAGGGGCTTTTGATGAAGATGGCGATAAATGGGCGACAGCTAACACAGAGAGCCACCCATACTTACAATATGACGGAAATGTACCCCCACAAAGGCAACCTTTTGCTGGTCCACCGGCTGGGGCATTACAAGAGGCTTTAAACGCATCAGACGACATGAAGCAAGTTCTGGGTATGTTTGATGCAAGTATGGGAGCGCCATCGAACGAGACATCAGGACGGGCAATCATGGCGAGACAACGTGAGGGTGATGTCTCAACATTTCATTTTATAGATAATTTAAATCGAGCTATACAGCACGCTGGCAAAATTATCCTAGATTTAATACCTCATGTGTATTCTGGAGAAAGAATAATCAGGGTTTTAGGTGAAGACGACACACCAGAAAACGTACAGGTAAATCAGCCTATCCCAATGATGGACGAACAAGGTCAGCCTGTAATGGACGAAATGGGTCAAATGAAAGCCCGTGTTTACGATTTAACTAAAGGTAAATATGATTTAGTTGTAAGGTCAGGTCCAAGTTTTACATCAAGACGTGAAGAAGCATCAACGCAGATGATGGAATTATTAAAAGTATTCCCAGAAGCAGCCCCGATAATCGGGGATATATTCGCCAAGAATTTAGATTGGCCGGGAGCAGATGAAATAGCCAAGCGATTAGAAAAGATAACGCAAGGCCAGCCAGAAGACCCAGAGAAAGCAAACCTAGTAGCGCAATTACAGATGGCGGTTGATAGAATTAGACAGCTAGAAGCCGATCAACAGGAAGCAGCAGCCAAGATAGCTATAGATCAACAGAAATTAAATCTTGATAGGCAAAAGGTAGGTATTGACCAATTCGAGGCTGAGACAGACCGCATGGAAGCGGAAGCAGAAATTCAAAAGGATTTAGCGCAGGCACAAAGTTTTAGTCCTGTCGTAAATTATCCCTTTCGGGGGTAATCGACCAACCCAACTGGGAGTCGTAACTTTAGGAAAGAGGTAATAATGGAAGACGAACAACCTGATGAAGGAATCGTTGAAGAAGTAGAGGCCGAAGAAGAAATTGAGGAATCTATTGAACAGGAAGTTGATCAAAATACGGATGAGGATTCGGAAGAAGATTCGGAAGAACAGCCAGAAGCCGTAGAAGATTTACAGATTGTTGAGTTTGAGGGAAAAGAATATAATATCCCCCCCGAACTTAAAGACGCAATTATGCGTCAAAGTGACTACACTACCAAGACTCAGGAAATCGCAGAACAACGGAAAGATTTGGATTTGGATAGAACCCGTTTCCAAGAGGCTATTCAGTTGCAGACTGCTCACACTGAGGCTTACACTCAATTAGGCGTTATAGACCAACAGCTAGCTCAATTTAATGAGATAGATTGGAATACATGGGCAACCCAAGACCCTAACGCAGCGCAACAAGCGCAAATACAGTTGAATCAATTACGGGAACAGCGACAACAGGCTACGGATAAACTAAGTTCACTTCAAGCCGAATCTCAACAAAAAGCCCACACGGAAACGGCAAGGGTAGTTGAGGCAAATCGGTCAAAAGTTGAAAAAATAGTCCCGAACTGGAACGCTGATACCGAAAGAGCCGTTTTTGATTTTGGGTTAAAAAGCGGTTTAAACGAACAGCAATTAGCTGGCACAAATTATGATCCTGTTTTAATTAACATTCTTAATAAAGCCAGACTATTTGATGAACTTCAACAGAAGCAAACTGTCAAAAAGACCAAGAAATCCAAAGAGCCTATCCCACAGGCTACGAGAGTTAAACCTAAGAAAACAAACAATCGTGGCTTAAACGATAGTCTTAGTACGGAAGAATGGTTAAAGAGACGGAATGCTCAAATAGCTAAACGAGGATAAAATGGCTAATACAACTTTAACACCTACCGCAGTTACGAGAGAAGCCCTCCGTATTCTGCACCAGAAGTTGAATTTTGTCGGAACGATTAATCGCTCCTATGATTCATCTTTTGGAAAAAGCGGTGCAAAGATTGGCGATAGTTTGAAAATCAGACTTCCCAACCAATACACTGTTAGAAGTGGTGCTTCACTTTCTTCGCAAGATGTGTCTGAAAGTTCTGTAACACTTCAAGTTGCCACCCAAAAGGGTGTCGATACTACTTGGACTTCCGATGATTTAACATTGGATATTGATGACTTTGGTTCGAGAATACTAGAGCCAGCAATGAGCGTTTTGGCTGCCAATATTGAGTCTGACGCAATGTCCATGTATAAGGATGTTTACAACCACGTTACAGACGTTGGGGCAACCATTACATCAAGTGATGTATTGACTGCTTCTAAAGTCTTAACAGACAACTTGGCTCCATATGACCAGCGTTGTCTAAACCTTAACACCCAAGATAACCTTGATTTGGTTGAAGCCTTGAAAGGTCTATACAATGACCGAAACAATCTAGGCAAAAACTACAAGGAAGGTCGTGTTGCTTCTAATACATTCGGGTTCTCCGAAATTATGGAAAACTCAATGTGGCCTCAGCACACTACGGGTACAGATGATGGAACAGCAGATTATCTCGTAAATGACAGTGGAACTATTGCTGAAGGTTCTACTTCAATTACAGTTGATACTGGTGCTGGCACTTGGAAGCAAGGCGATATTTTCTACTTTGCTGGTGTCTATGCTGTACATCCTGAGACTAAGGCAACAAGTACCAAGTTGAAAGAGTTTGTCATTACGGCTGACGCTGGTACAAGCGCAACATCACTATCCTTTTCTCCAGCCCTTCACAGTTCTGGAGCGAAGCAAAATGTAAGTGCTATGCCAGCCAACAACGCAGCTTTGCATAAAAACGAAAGTGACCAATCAACTGATATAGGGGCTAGTGCCGATTATGGCGTTTCCCTTGCATATCACAAAGACGCTTTCTGCTTTGCAACTGCTGACCTTGTAATGCCTAAAGGCGTAGACTTTGCAGCTAGGGAAGTTATGGACGGCATTTCAATGAGAATTGTGAGAGACTACAGCATTAGTGCTGATACTTTCCCAACTCGAATTGATGTCCTGTATGGTTATAAAGCCATACGTCCAGAGTTGGCTTGTCGAATACAGATGAACTAACACCCACCTTGGGGGGAGGGCTTCGGCTTTCCCCCTACCCTTTTTAGGAGGACAGGATGGCTATTTGGAAATACAAAACAGAAAAAGGCGAAATAGTTTCTAAGCTATTTGAGGACGAAAAAGACATTCCAAAGGGATGGAAAGACAGCCCTCAAGAAGCTGGTAAAAAGAAAACTACGAAGAAAAAATAGATGGCTTTAGCAAATTACGACAATCTTAAAGATGCTATTTTAACAGAGTTTTCTCGTAATGATTCTGGCTTTGTCAATGGTTTAGCTGATTTTATATTACGGGGAGAAGCGGTATTAAATAGACGCTTGAGGACACATCAGATGAGGGCTACGGCCAACGTGTCTCTAAGTTCGTCTAATTCTACTGCGTCTTTGCCAACAGGCTTTTTAAGCGATATTGACTTGTTTCACACAAGCGATTTAACTCAATTATCAATGGCTACAGATAAAGATTTAACCTACTGGGGGCAATCGAGTTCTGGCAAGCCAGCGTTATATAGGGTTGGTGCGACAGTATATGAGTTTGAAAGACCTGCCGACCAAAACTATACATTAAAAGCGGTTTACTATAAGGCAAATAATTTAACTTCAGACGGCACAAACTGGCTGCTGACAAATTACCCAGATGCGTATTTATATGCCTCATGTTTTGAAGCTGCTACGTCAAGGCAAGCTGATAAGCGAATGGCGATATACAAGCCTCTTAGAGATGAAATTATAGAAGAAATTAACCGCCTTAACTCGAAAACACAAGGTAGGGTACGAATGAGACACGATGCAACGCTTGGCAGTGAAAGGCGTTATAATATAAGTACGGATTCACATCTATGATTCCTTTTGGGGAGTTTGCCCCCGACCAACCTGATTTAGATGCTGGTGGTACGTTTTCTACTGTCGCAAAGAATGTAATACCAAGAACCAAAAACTCATACGCACCGCTTGGCACAGTTACGGCACTAACTAACGCCATAGACAATAACTGTTTAGGTGCTGGTGCTTTTAGGGATTCATCTGGAGATGTTTTTTCGTTCGCTGGCGATAAAAGCAAATTATATAAATTAACATCTTCAACTTATGCGTCAGTAACAGGGTCAACTACTCCTTCTGTAGCAGATGATGATTCTTGGCAGTTTGCTAAATTTGGTGAGAGAGTTATAGCTGTAAGTGGTCATGGGACAAATATACAAAGTTTCGTTATGGGGACTTCAAGTGTATTTGCCGACCTAGATTCTGCTGCGCCCAGAGCCAGACATATATCCCAGATAAAAGATTTTATCATGGTTGGGAATACATATGATGCAAGTGATGGCGTTGTGGCAAACAGAGTATGGTGGAGTGCTATTAACGACCCGACAGATTGGCCTGTTATTGGTAGTTCTGATGCTGCTGGCAAACAATCTGATAGGCAAGATTTGCCATCAGGTGGCTGGGTACAAGCTATTGCTGGAGCGGTAGGTGGTACAGATGGTGTCGTGTTTATGGATAAAGCGGTTTATCGTGTTGTCTACGCTGGACCTCCTACAGTATTTGAATTTTACGAAGTTGAACGAGCAAGAGGCACTATAGCACCACGTTCAGTAGTAAATATCGGCGATGCGTGTTTTTATTTAGCTAATGATGGATTTTATCAGTTTAACGGACAGGACTCTATACCCATTGGAGACCAGAAGGTTGATAAGACTTTCTTTTCAAGATTCCAACAAGATTACCCCCATTTAGTTTGGGGTGCTTCTGATCCTATAAATAAAGTTGTTATGTGGACTTACCCATCAAGTTCAACCTCAAATGCTACAAAGGCTTTAATTTATAACTGGTCATTAGGCGAGTGGTCTGAAGCTGAATTTAATTCACAAGTATTATTTACGGATTTAACACAAGGTTACACATTGGAGGAATTAAATGATATCGGTAATCTTGATGCACTACCCTATTCGCTCGATTCCCGCATTTGGACGGGTGGTGAAGAAGTGTTGGCGGTTTTTGATACAGATAAAAAGAACGCTACTTTCTCTGGTAACAATCTTGCTGCGACAATTGAAAGTCAGGAGATAGGTGGCGGTGAAAGGGTGCTTATAGACGGCATACGGCCTTATATAGACGTATCTAACAACGCTCATGTCACAGTGGCCCTAAAAACCAGAGATGACGTTGGTGGCTCAATTTCAACGGGGTCAGCTTCCAGTATAGATTCAGATGGTCAGGCGCATTTTACAACTTCATCAAGATACGCCAGAGCGCAAGTTAATATAGCTGCTAACGCAACTTGGACACACGCACAAGGAGTAGATGCTGACGTAACCGCTGATGGAACTGCGTAATGGCTGATTATTTTACAAAACTACCTAGAGTACCTAGCCCATTAGAAGTAATGAGAAAAATGGGATTAAACGTACCATCTGAAAAAGGGTTGGCTAATCTTTTTACAGTTTTACCCGAAGTAATTGGTCCACAAGCTGACATTGCTGGTATGGTTAAAGATGCCAAGCAAATAGTCCCCTTGATTCAATCTGGAAGTTATGGTCCAGCGTTAAGCAGTTTGGGGATGGCTACTTCTGCAATCCCGATGATGTTTTTACCGGGAACAGTTGCTGGTGTTAAAGAAAGTGTAAAAGAAGGCGTTGGCTCAATTAAAGGCGCTCCTTTATATGAAAAATTAAATCCTGATAAATTCAAATCTGGGACACCTTATGCAGAGAAAGATTGGGATAAAGCCGATGGGTGGCGAAATTATGTAGATGCAAGAAAAACGGCAGAAAAAAAATTAGCCACTGAGAAACTAAGAGCCGAAGCGAACGCACAGCGTTTTGGAACTGACTATAGGATGGCACACCAACCTTTATCGCCCAAAGACGGGGCAGCAAGATTAGATGATTTAACAGGAAAGTCAGTTGGCACTGAAGTGTGGCCTGATGATGTTTATTCGCCACAAGGTTTTAATTACTATGGGGGAGGGTCTGGCGAACACGGCGCAGCAACCAGAGAGTCCTACAATGCAATATTAACGGCAAAAAACAACCCAAACTCAGAAATTACTATTTATAGGGCTGTGCCTAACGATAGTAATATTACAACTATTAATGAAGGTGATTTTGTTTCGTTAAGTAAAAAATATGCTGAATTACATGGGGCAAGCGGTTACGGACTAAAAGGTGTTGACGCTGGTAAGGTGTTGTCAAAAAAAGTAAAAGTTAAAGATATTTTTTCAGATGGTAACGATTTTAATGAGTTTGGATATTACCCACAGAGCAATTAATGAGTGAATTTCCCGGTATTACCGCATCAACAGCTAATACACCTTTATTTTTAAGGGACGTATTGGAATTTTCCCGTAGGGTTATGCAAGGCAAGTTAAATAATACAGCATTATGGACTTTAGCTGCCAACGCATCTTCTACAACTTTTACAGACGCAAGAATTGGACTAGAGACAGCACTACATTGGAGTCCTACAACTTCTAACGCAGCAGCTATTGTTGATACAATGTATGTTTCAGAAAGTGGGCGAGTTAATAACCAAGTAACAATATCCCACGCTAACAACTCAAATACAGATAAGACTTATAGGATTACTTTTCATGGCTAATACAATATTTCCATTTTCCTCAAAATTGAATCCATTTTTTCGTGGAGTGGGTGGTGCAAATAGATTTATAAACAATGTGCCTAATATGAATCCCGACCTTTTTACAAATTCATCTACGTTACCACCATTAGACTCCCCACGTTTTGTTAAAAAATTAAGCGCTACCCCTTTAAATATAGAAACAGATCAAACAGACGATGGTATTATTGCTAACGACCAAATGCCTTCTGGTCCGTTGTATTTTAGTCGTGGGTATGGTGAAAGAGGCACTCCCACAACTATGCGTGAAAAAGTTACTGATTTCTTCACAGCACCTTTTAGAGAGCCTTTCGATATAGCACAGGTAAAAGCTCCCGGATCAGCTCTTGGTGGATTTGCTAGAGCTATAATGCCTTTGGTTACATCAGCCATTCCCGGAGCTGGACTTCTATCTTTAGTTCCTCGTATTTTTGGCGGTGATACACAGCCCACGTTTTACGAAACTGAGGGTGTACCTGTAGATAGAATAGCAATAGGACCAAACATGACTTGGTTGGGAGGCAATATTGCTGGCGGTGGTCAATATGTTCCGAATACGCAATTAGATATGGCTGCTTTAGGAGATGCGCCAACTGGTGCTATGGGTGAATTAGTCAATGGAGAATTTGTGCCTAACCCAGATAGTTGGTATCAAGGCAGACCGCTAACAGTTATAGACCAACAAAGCGAAGGCTATAGGGAAATACCCTCAACTTATAGAATAGACCCGTTTGGGGCAGCTTCTATTACAAGTGATGACTTTGGCGCTCCCGATGTGGATTATGGCGATATTTATTATGGCGGTGCTGATTTTGAAGGATTAGATACAAATGATTATGGCGCTCCAGCTTTTGATATAGGGGGTGGTATGGCAGGTGGGTTTGGTGAAACCTATGATCCCGGAGAAGACTTTGCTGCTGCTTATGGTGACTGGCTATAACCCAACTATGGGGAGTTCAGCAAGAGGAAGTAGATGATATTTGGCATGAAATAGAGCCTATGATACAAAGGGTAGTTGATAAGGGTTCTGATAAAACTGCCATAGAAGTATATGAAGGATTAAAGGAAAGACGTTACCAGCTTTGGATTGCATGGGATGAAGAAATTAGGGCGTGCTGTATTACGGAAACCTTATTTATAGAACCAAAAGGATTGTTGTGTTCAATTCTTATGTGTGCTGGTAATAATATAAAAAGATGGATTAACCATATTGAAACGATAGAAGAATGGGCAAAGGATAAAGGGTGTTTCGCCAT